CCGAGGGCACTGCGCCGATGCCGACGTTGCCGCTGGCGTCGATGGTCATCCGCAGGTTCGAGCCTGCGGTGTAGAAGCGCATCGTGCCCGCTGCGGTGCCGATGGCGAGGCCGCCGGTTGCGCCTGCCGTGGTATAGATCGCACCGCCCGAGGCAGCGCCGCCCAGAGCCACCCCGGAGAAGCCCGAGGAGTTCGACTTGATGTTTAACTGGCCCGCGTCAGAGGCGGTAAACATCCGCGCGGCGGCACCGGCCCCGGCGTTGGTGTTCGACACCTTGATGCCGGTCTCGGCGTTTGAAGTGCCATCGACGTGGAGCGGCTCGTCGGGAATAGCCGTACCCACGCCGAGGCGCTTGTTCGTCCTGTCCCAGAAAAAGCTGCCATTGTTCTGGCTGTAGTTGCCCGACGCGCCCGCGAAGACAATCGAGCCATCCGTGAAGGTCGTGTTGGTGCCAGTGCCGCCGTTGCCGGTGGCCAGTGTCCCGGCGACGGTGACCGCGCCCGTGGTGGCCGTGTTGGGCGTGAGGCCAGTCGTGCCGAAGTCGATGCTCAAGACACCGCCGCCACCCAGCGAGAGCGCCTCGATCTTGTCGTACACGGCGTTCTTGGTCGGGACTTCGGTCGATCCGTTCCACGAGACGCCATAGGCTTCGTCAGGCACCGAGACATCGACCGAGGCGACGATCCCGTTGAGCGAGATGTCGAGCTTCTCGGTGACCGCATTGGTGGCCAGCGTGGTACCGTCGTAGGTGAAGAACTTGAGGCCGGTCGTGCTCTGGTCCGCGCCGACCTGATAGCTGGAGATCAGCGCCTTGCGCCGCTGGCTTCCGATAGCGCCGAACGAGATGCCGTTGCCCAGCGCGCCGCTGGCGGGCGTGGCGGTCAGGTTGACAAGGTGGATCGTTCCCTTGCGGCCATCGGCGTGGTCGCCTGCGTCGATCAGGCTGGCGACATTGTTGACCACCAGCTTCTGGGTCTGGCCGGTCGTGCCGATGTTCACATAGGTGCCATCGTCATAGATGATCGAGGCTACCGGGGCGTTGCTGCCGTCGCCCTTGAGCACGTAATTCGCGGTGTGGTTGGTGTAGGACAGCCCGCCGGAGATGTCGCCGTAAGTCGGGATGTCGGTCGGGTTGGCAATGCCAATCGCGCGCTTGGTGAGCGAGAAGGGGCCGTTCTGTTCAACGACCCCCTCCTGCTGGTCGAGCGAGACCAGCGACTGCAACAGGGCGTTGCGCCACCTGTTCTCGTCGCGGGTCTCCTTGCTCGGCATCTCAGGCGGCCAGCGCCCGTTCGTGGTTGACCTGCCAGCGGATGGCAGAGCCCTTGCTCTCGTGGTTTTCGGAGAGCACCGCGCCATCGGCGAGGCGGATCACGCGCCACTTGGCGGCGGGGCCGCCCCACATCACGTCGGTCGAGAGGCCGATGTTGGGAGCGATCTGTTCTTCGATCTGGACCTCGCGGATCAGCTTGACCTTGGCGAAGCCGGTGCCGGTCGAGAGGACCAGCAGTTCAGCGAACCAGCCTTCGCTTTCGGGGATCACTTCGATCACGTCCATGCGGCGCAGCTTGCTCGCGACATGGACCCAGAAATCGGGCCGCTGGATGTCATCGAGCGTGGCGGAAGCTCCGACCACGGCGCAATAACGGGTGCGGAAATGTGAGGCGTCTTGCAGGTTGGACGGGCTGATGTGCTTCTGTCCTTGAGCGACCACCGGGCTCTCTGCCTGTTCGGTGGTGGCATCCTGTTCAACCGCCGGTTCGGCTTTCGAGGTAGCCTTCGACTTCGTTTCCATTGTTTTCCTCCAAAAAGGGCGGCTCCGAAGAACCGCCCTTGAAGGTAGTCGAAGATGGTCAGGGTGTCTACGAGACAGCCCCGAAACCAGTGGTTGCTGCACCACCTGCCGTTACTGCATTGACGAAGCAGAACGAAGTCTTCGGGGTGGCCGTGTCGTAGACGAGGACCACATCGCCGACGGTCATGCCGAGGGCATCGCCGTTGGTGAAGTAGCCTGCGCCGTTGACGGTCGCATCGTCATCAGCAGACGAATAGACCCAGATGGCCGGGGCACCGCCGATGCGCTGGGAAACCAGTGCGGGCGGGGTCGAAGTGCTATAACCCATGATCGTTACTCCAAGCTGGTTTCAGGATCAGGCGGCGGCGTAGCCGCTACCGTCGTGGTTGATGACAACGAGGCCGCTGTTCTGGAGCAGCACCGAGCCCATCACAGCCGAGCAACGCGCCCAGCTATACTTGTGCTCGCCGTTGTAACCGACCTCGGTGTCCATGCCCGCCGTATCCACAGCGTGGCCGATGGCCGACTTGTGGAACATGAAGCACTTCTCGGCGCTCGTGCCCTTGCCGGTCAGGTTCGGGTGGACGATCCAGTAGACGTTGTTCCACCAGATGAGCATCGGCTTCTGGAGCGGGATGCCGTTCTCGTAGGGCTTGCCGTTGACGTAGTCAGCCGAGGAGAACTCGGTGGACTGCATCAGGTAGGCATAGAACGCCGGGGAGATGACGCCGAAAATCTGGCCATCGTAGGGCACGTCATTGTTGCCGAGGATGGTCAGGGCGCGCATCACCAGATCGACCGAGCCGGTCTGGGCAGTGCCGGTGTTCTGGGTGCCGGTGGCGAGGACCGTCAGGATGTCGCTGTCGATCTTGCGGTTGACCACACCCATCGTGGTTTCCTGCATGATGCGGCGCTGGTCACCCTGCGAAGCGAAGATGTTGAAGCCGGTCTTGCGCACGAGGTCATGCCATTCGGCAAGCGTGGCGCTCGACTGGGTCAGGTCATCCGCGCGGGCGGGGATGAGACCGTTGACACCACGGGTCACAGCCGTCGCGCCGCCGCTGTCGGCGACGAGGAAGGTGGCGGTGTTGCCCTTGATGACACTTTCGGTCGTGACGGCGGTGCGGAGCAGGGTCTGGCGCTGTTCGAAGCCAGCGATGAACTCCTGACGATATTGAATTTGATATGCGGTTTCAGCCATGATGGCCTCCTATGAAAATGGTGAGCTTTCACAGTGGCACGGTCTGCGGTTGCGGGGACGGAGCCTTAGCTTGGTCCTCTATCGCGCTCGCGCGGCTGTTGACGGACGATGAATATCATGCGTCCCGAAACTGGTCAAACAGGGTTGTGGAAATGAAAAAGGAGGAGCGCAGTAAATCACCGGGCCTGCGCCCCTCCTCCCCCCGTGAACGGGAACCTTACCTCTGCAACTTTTCCTGCGCGGCTGCAAGCTCACGGAAGCGAGACTGCAACTGGTCGGACTTCGGACCCTTCCAGTAATCGGAAGTCGGGTCGCCCATCATCTTAGTCAGGTCGGCCATCTCGCTGCTGATAGCCTGCGCTTGGTTCGATCCTGCGCCGGGGACCACGGTCGCCAGCGGGTTGGCCTCCAGTGCCAGACCAGTGAGCCAGCGCAGCGCGTCGGCATGGTAGCCGATGGGTGTGCCGTCGGGCATCAGGCCGTGCTTGAAGATGTTCTGCGCGGTCTCCGGCAGGGTCGAGAGGTAGTTGTGCGCGGCGGTCAGGTTGCGGCGATACTCCGGCCCCCATTCCTGTCGCAGTTCCTCCTCGGCGTTGACCTTGGCGTTGCCGATCATGTCGGCCTTCTCGGCTTCCTGTTCGGCGACGAGGCCGTAGTAGGTGTCGAGCGCGGCGTTGACCGCCTCGGGCGGCGCGTTCTTGGAGTGCATATTGCTCAAGAACTTCTCGACGAACGGCTTGTCATCGTCACCGATGGTCAGGCCGTCGGCCAGCTTTTCGAGGTAGCCTTCGGGCTTGTCGGGGACGCCGAACTGCTTGCGAAAGGCGGCGACCTCCTCCTCGCTTGCACCGTCGCCAAGCGGCTTGATGTACTGGCCGGTGGCGATGGCATCGTTGTTCTGCTTCCACGCCTTGATCGCGGCGGCAGGCGAGTGATAGCGCCCGAGGAACTTGAGCACATCGGGGTCGAGCTTGTCGCCATCGGTGGCGAAGGCCGTGCGCCAGTCATCCCCGGCGGGAGGAGCGGGCGGGCGGTCATCGACCGGCGGATCGCCAGCGGGCGGATCACCGGCAGGGGGAGTGTCGGCAGCCGGAGCAGCGGGGTCCAGCAGAGCACCCGCATCATCGGCGGGCGCATCCGTCTTGAGGTCGGTAGCACCATCAGTCATTGGTTCAGTCCTTGAGTTTGCCGCGATCCAGTTTCAGCATCTTGACGATCTGGAGGCCGACAAAGCGGCGTCCCTCGGCAAATGCTGTCCCTCGCTCGCTCGCGGTGTCGAACGAGAGGTTGTAGGTTCCAGCGGCCTGAATGATGATCCAGTCAAGCGCCCACTTTTGCTGGTCAGCAGTGGCAGTGCCCTGCGCCAGCGCTTGCAGCGCGGCGACATCAGCCAGTTCGTAAGGCGGCGGAGTGATATAGGGGGGAGCTTTACTCATGGTTGGGCGGCCTTTGCTGCCATTGCGGCGCGAGCGGCGGCTTGGGCCCGCTCATCGACCAGCACCGTGCCGTCCTTGGCAACCAGTTGGTCCTGATCGTTCCAGTTGGGCGCGGCGGCGGTGGCGTACTGGCTCTGCACCGAGAAGCTCTGGTGGTAGGGCGTCTTCCAGACATCGGGGAAGTGCATTTTTCCGTCATTGGGATTGACCTGCGTCGAGGCGCGCGGATCGCCGCTCTTGGCCGCCTTCCAGAAGCCACGCATATCGTAGTCGGCGCGCTCGGTCGGGTCGAACGGGACCGCGTTTTCCTTGACCCAGTTCTGGAACTGGCTCTCCTCCTTGGGATCGAGCTTGGTCAGGTAGCGGTCTTCCTTCTTGGCCCATTGCTGGTTGCGCGCGAACGCCTCGTCAGCCGGGTCGGTCAGGATAGTCGGGTCCGTCACGTAGCCATTCTCCGAAACTCGGCGATGTTGATGAGCGCCACAGGCTCGACATCGTCATTGTCGCCCCGGTCGCGCCGCCCCCCGAACCCGACCTTGTGTGGGGCAGGAAAGCGCAGCACACCGAGCGCGTCCTGCCACTGCACTACGAGGCAGGCGGGGATACCGCTGGCCTGCTGGAGGGCGAGCAGGTCTAGGTATTTGTGGTAGCTCACCATGTAGGTCGGATAGGCCCACATCTCGTTGGTGCGGCACTTGACCTCGATCCACCGCTTGATTGCGCCGTCTGCGCCAACCAGCGCGAAGTCCACCTTGTAGAACTTGGGCAGCTTGACCGGGGTCAGGTCGCCGAACCGGGCGAGCTTGGCAACTGCCGCCGCCTCGGCCTCCCGATCTGCCTGCCGCTCGTAGGTCGGACGCATCATGCCAGCCCTTGGGTCATGGCCTGCCCGGCCTCGCCTGCGGTCTTGGCGGCCATCGCGCCCTGCTGCAACTGCTCAAGCAGTGCGGCCTGCTGCTGCATCTCCTGCGTCTGCTGGATGATGCGGCCCGCGTCTTCCTCCGAGCGCATCCACTTGTTGGGCACCCCGATGGACTTGAGCACATCGCGGAACGCGGTCTGGATGTCGAGGTGCGCCGGGATCGACTGATCGAGGCTGGCAGCCTGCCCGATGATCGAGGCGGCCTCCATGAACTTCTGGCCCTTCTGCCGCTCGATGGCGTCATGCAGCGGGCTCTCGAAGCGGAACTCGATGTCCTCGCCACGAACGCTCTGCGGGATGTCATCGAACTGGCCGAACGCACCTGCGCGCAGCATCACGTCGAAGGTGACCTCGCACAGCGCGGCGTTGTCCTCGTCTTCCAGCGGCTCAAAGATCGGCGCGGCCTGCCGGATGTACTCCTGCACACGCTGGCCGACCTCGTAGGCGGTCATCTCCGGGCCTTGCTGGGGCAGGGTCAGGCGGTTGAGGAAGAAGGCCTCGCGCATCATCGCCATCACCCGGTCCTGCATCTCGATGCCGGGGTTGAAACCGCGCAGGTCTTGGTTGAGCGGGCGCAGCACTTCACCGAGCCGCTCGTCATAGGCCTCGTCAACCCATGTGATGCCACCGGCATAGATCGCCACGTCGGAGCGGATCGCCTCCTCGACCCCGATCAGGGGCGGCGAGACGGCCTTTTCGCCAGCCTCCAGCAGGGTGCGGGTCATCGCCTGCAACAGGCGGGCATCGGGAAGCCCGGCGACGGTGGCCGGGGAGAAGGCGTACTGCGAACCGGACACGGTCTGCCAGCGCGGGATCACGTAATTGAAGATCGGTCGCCCGACCATTTCCATGATGTGCTTGTTGTCCACGTCGAGGTAGATCGAGACGTAGGGCAGCTTCTTGCCGAGGTAGCTTTCGCCCGCGAAATCGGCGGCGGGCATCAGGATGTGGCGCACGTTGAACGGCTGGTTGGGCTGCTTCTTGGTGCCGTAGACGCATTCGTGGACGCGGGTGTGGACCTTGTCGCGGAACAGTTGGCACAGTTCGCGCGCGGTCGGCTTCCACTTGCGATGGACGGTGTCGATCTTACCCTCGGCGTTCTCGCACCATGCGACGTCGCGCAGGTGCCAACAGCGGTACAACAGTTGATCGCCCGCCATGTTGGTCTCGACGGATTTCACCGACTGGCCGAACGCGGCCATGTCGTGATCCGCCTCCTTGGTGGCGCGGGTGAACATCGAGGCGCGGTCGTACATCGCCCGACGCATGATGGTGGTCGCCTCGTCCAGCCACATTGCTCCGGCATGATCGGCGCGGTCATCGCGGCGCAGCGTCATGTGGAACCACTCGATGTTGGTCGGGCGCATCATCGTGCCAAGCGAATTGGCGAGGTCGCGCTTGACCAGTATCGGGTAGCTGGTGGTGAGGTTGTCGGCGAAACTGTCGCCCAGTGCGCGAGTGACGGTGAAGTCGGCGCGCTCCGGGTAGAAGTTCTCGGCGATCTCCTGCCACATGGTCATGAGCGTTGAGCGCTGCGAGAACAGCGCATCGCCCCGCTCGATCAGGGAGATGGTGTCAACCACCGAGCGTGGTCCCCGATCCGAGCATGGTGGGGACGCCGAACGCGCTGGTGCCGAGGCCCATGCCAGCATCGCGGCTGCCCGCCTTGCGGGTGATGTTGTTGCGGGCCGAGGATGAGGACTTGAGCGGCGAGAGGATCGGCTCCCACTTCTGCTCCTTCTCCTTCGGTGCCTTCGGCTTCTTGAACATCCCGCCCATCGTCAACCTCCTAGCGTATTGCCGGAGCCAGCATCGCTGCCCAGCATGGTTGGAGCCGTGCGCGGGTCGCGCTTGGCGCTTTTCTTGTCCATGAGCTTGTCCATGAGCTTGTCCATTTTCGGGTTGCCGCTGGCGACACCAGTGGTGGCGGCCTTCACGGAGCGGCGGATCAGTTTTCCCATGTCAGCCTCCCAGCTTGTCTTCGGTGGCGAGCATGGTCGAGGCGCGACCGCCCCGTGATGCTTGGCGCGTGAGTTCGAGCCGCTTGGCGCGGCGCACGGCCTCGTCATCGGCGGTTGGCATTTGCGGCTGCGCCTGCTGATCGGCCATCTGCGGCGGCTTGGGCGCGAGCAGCGTGGTCGCGGCGGTGGTGACGGCGGCGACGGCGAGCGGGATAAGAACGGCCTGTCCCATCGGTCTACCCTCCAAGGCGGTCGGACGAGCCGAGCATGGTGGAAGCGCGCCCGCCGCGCGAGGCCTGCCGGGTCATGTCGAGCCGCTTGGCTCTGGCGACCGAGGCGCTGTCGGCATTGGGCATGGTCGGCGGGGTCATAATCGTGTCAGGCAGCGTCGGCGCTGGCGTGGCGGCAGCCATCAGCCCGGTTGCACCCGTTCCGATCAGGGCAGTGCCCGCAGCGGTGGAAAGCGCGCTGGTTCCGGCAGCAGCGCCAGCCGTGGCCCCGAGCGTTGCAGCGCCCGTAGCGGCAGCGGTTGCGCCTGTTGCGGCAGTGGCAGCAGTCGCCGTCGTCCCGGCAGCCGCAGCAGCGCCACCAGCAGCAGCACCACCACCACCCGCAGCAGCACCGGCAGCGCCCGCACCGAGCCCGCCGGTCAGAATGGTTCCGCCGACGATGGCGGCGATTGGCAGTGCAACTCGAAGAATTTTACCCATGTCACCCCCGAGGCTTGCGAGCTACGACCTTGATCCCCCGGCCACGGTGAACGCCTGTGCGCCACTGGTCCGCGTGAGTTATCGCTTTATCCCCTGAATGCCACGCCATTGCAACTGCGTCACCTTTGTCTGGCGACCTGTTGATGCGCTTTACCAACTGTTCTTTGGGTTCCAGCGCGATCACGCCTGAGTTCGTGGAGTACCGGGGAGCAGTGAGGTCGGCGAGCAATTCCTTGTCAGGGGGAAGGATGATCGGCGATCCGCCGGGTTGATCGGGATCGAGAGCCTCACGCAATCGCCAGTACGCCTCGGTGCGGACGTTCTTGAAACCCAGCAGGTTGTCCTTGGTGCGCTTGACCGTGGTTTTCACGCCCATGAAGCTGTGCACCACCCTGATCTGGCGGCCCTCGCCTTCGATGTTGAGCTTGAGGTGGGCATAGGCGTCACCGCCCCAGCCACCGCCGATGTCGATGATGACGTGGCTGTTGTCGCGCCTGTGCTTGACCACCAGCGCCGCGACATCGGTGCCGCCCGGTGTGGCCGAGCCCGGCTCCTCGATCAGCGGGGCGAACCAGCCGTCATGCCTGCGGGCCAGAACGGTGCGGTCGCCGCCGCCCTGCGCCACGTCCACGCCTATCGAGCACTGCGGGATCGAGACCGGAGGCTGCGCGGTCCAGCGCTCCTGCGCCGCCTTGACCCACGATGTCGGGATCGCCTGCCACGCATCGTCCTCTGCGCCAGCATCCCATGCGCCGTAGAGCAGTTGGGAGCGGAGCGGTTCGGGCAGCGAATTGAGGCGGGCCCGGTACTCGGGCGTGTCGCGGTAGGGATTGTCCTTGAGCGCCGCCGGGATGAAGGTGAAGGACAGCGGCTGGTATTGCTCGCCGTCGATCTCGACCATCTCGTTGGTGTCCACCCACATGACCGTGCCGTCGATCAGGATGCCATAGCGCAGTTCGCCCGGATCGGCGCGGCGCGGGTGGTTGTGATCGAGCCACGGCGCGAACCATTCGGTCAGCCAGTAGCCGTCGGTCGAGCGCGGCGGGTTGGAGGCCAGCACCACGCGACAGCGCTGCCCCGGAGGGCCACGGTTCCAGCCCAGCAGCGAAGCGACCTGCTCCTTGAGGAATTCACCTGCCTCGTCGAAGCCGAACAGGTCGCGCTCGCGCCCGGCGTGTTTGATCCAGTCGCCCGGCTCCTTGATGCCGGAGAGCTTGAGGCTGCGGCCTTCGCCCCATGTCCACTCGGGAGTGGGCGAGCCGACGAACTTGGCCGAGGTGCCGATGATCTGCTTGCCGGTCTCCTCCAGCCCGTCGGTCTGCGACAGTTCGCGGCGGAAGATGATCGAGCGGGTATGCTCTTGGGAGGCGAGGCCCATCAGCAGGAAGCTCTTGCCGCCACCAGCCGCGCCACCGTAGAGCAGCACGTCGGCTTCGGACAGGTAGGCCTCGGTCTGCGGGCCCGGCAGGGGAACGAAGCGCATCTTGCCCGCGACGGGCTCAAGCGTCTTGAGGAACGAGGCTTTCTCGCTCGTGTCCATTGCCCCGATGGAGGAGGCGATCTCCTCCAGCAGGCTCATACGATTTCCTTGTAGCAGCGGTCGCGGTAGAGTTTGCCGTCGATCTCGGCGCGGGTCTCGAGATAGGCTGTGCCCATCCACTGGTCGTGGACGAATTCGACCACCTCGACAGTGCTCATGGCTGCGCCCTTGCTTTCCCAGAAGCGGGTCGCGTGAGCCAGCAGGTCGGTCTTGATCGGGTTCTCGGCCATCAGGGTCTCACGGGAAGGGTGAGGGGGATTGCCCGCCCCCTCGTCGGGTCAGTCATCAATTGTCGGCGACGAACGCCCAGAGCAGCGTGATCGTGCCGGTGAACTTGGCCGTGCCCGAGGTGTGGGTGGCATCGTCCGCGACCACGAAGTTGAGGTACATATCCTTGGCGGTGGCCGTGCCGTCGAACCAGCGCGCACCACTTTCGGTCAGGGCCGTGGCGACCGAGACCGCATCGACCGCAGCCGCCTTGGCGACAGCCGTGGCATTGGCGACCGAGGGCATGATGTCTGCTTCGGTGCCGGTCAGGGTGCTGCCGGTGGTGGCCGTAGCCGTGCCCAGCGCCACGTTGGAGCCGAAGGTGTTGATGATCGTGCCGGTCACGCCACCCGTGAAGGTGCCCGCGATGACTGCGCCCTGCGTGATGATCGCACCAGCCGGGAAGTCATAGACCTTGACGCCGCCGTACTGGGCGACACCAGCATCGTCGGTGAGGGTGATCGGCAGGTCGGTGCAGGTGAGCACGGTCTTGTGCCAGATGTCATCGCCATATTCCTTGACGGTGACGGTCGAGCCATTCTTCGCGCCGTTGTTGGTGATGCCATTGCGGACGAGTTGGCCGGTATCGCCATCAACGCCGAACAGGCGGCCCACGATAGACTTGAAACTACCCATTTGCTTGATCCTCTTGCTTGTCGGGTTGGGCGGAACCGCCGCCCTCGGCTGCCTCGGCCCGCTTCTGAGCCTTGGTAAGCTGGAACGCGACAAGGCGCGCGATGTCGATGTCGGACTTGTGGTCGATCTGGATCGGGTTTTCCTCGTCGCCTGCGAGGATCGTCTTCTCGCCCCACTTCTTCGGGTTCCACTTGGCGAGGAGCTTCAACCGGGTCTCGATGCGGAGCTTGGAGCGCTGGACGTGTTCGCCGTTCAGCCGCCAGCCGATCAGGATATCGTCCTTGTCGCGCTGCTCCATGTAATCGTTCGTGCCATCGTCTGCGATCTCGAGGCAGTCGGAGGCGATCTTCTCCTCACCTTCCTCGCGCGCCCGCGCATACGCGATTGCGAGCTTATCGTCCTCGTGGCACCAATCCCTCCAATGCGAAGGATGTGGGAATTTTTCATCGGAACGGCAGATGGCGGCGAGTGGTTCGCCTTGGGACAATCTGGAGAGTATCTCGTCCTCTACCTCTGGTGTTCTCTTTGAAGGACGGGGCATGGATCAGTTGACCTTGGCCTTGTAGGTGGAGTGAAGGCTGTCGATGGCCTTCTGGCTGATGCGACCGCTTTCCTCGTAGCAGGTGATGACGCTGCCCTGTCCGAAGTTGACCATGTTGAGCAGGGCCGTTTCGGTGATCTGGTTGGGCATGGTCATTGCGTCATCCATCATGGAGCGCAGGCGTAAGTCTACAAGGCGCTGGCGGCGCATGGCGCGTTCCATGGCACGGTAGCGGCTGACGGCTGCCCAGAGGTGGTGCTTGCTCATCATGCGACAGCGATGACCTTGGTGGCGGGCTTCACCGTGAAATGGAGGTAGGTGTTGGCCGGGATGCGGATCACGCCGGAGCCTGCGCCTGCGCCATTGGGTGCCGTACCATTGCGGGCCGAGAACTCAATGCCACAGGCAGTGGTGGACATGATCGAGACCTTGCGGGTGCCGCTGTTGAAAGCGGACGAGACGGCCCCACCGATGGAGAGGGTCTGCACTGCGAGGAATGGAGCGTTGAAGGCGTTCTGCCCATCGTCCATGTACTGCTGTTCGACTACGGTAACTTCGTTGGCCATGACGCCCCCCAATGATCCCTACGGTGTACGGTGGGATACCATGGGGAGGCGTGATGTATCAAGATCGGGTCAATCGTCTTGCCCAGTTGGTTGGACAAGGTGATCTCCCGCTTCAATGCGGTCGGCGAAATACGCCCCCCAGTCATCGTCGTTCCAGTTCTGCCGCAGGTAGGCGATGATGGCTTTGCGCTCGATCAGGGCGCGGTCGGCAAATCGCTCGGCGAGTTCCCCGGCGAGAGGCGACTGGACCTGCGTGAAGGACCGGGCTGCGGTGCGGTCGGTATCGGTGATGTTGGCCATGGTCATCTCCTTGAGGTGTTGAGCAGAGAGGGGGGATGGGTAGAACCGAACGCGCATCCCACAAAAGATGGCGACAGCGAACAGGGCGCTGAGCACCACCCATATGGCAACGGCAATGAGTTTGAGGTCGGTCATGGCTTGCTCCTGTGTTCGCCGTTGCGGATCATGCAGGCGATCTCCGCGCTGACAGTTTTGCAATAGGCTTCCGTGATCGAAAATCTGCTTGTGATCTTGAAGCTATCCAACCAGTCCGCGATCTCCCGCTCTATCTCGGGGCGCATCGCTTCGATGGCGGCGGTGGCTACCCTGCGCCACCACCCCTTCATTGCGCTTTGGCGCTCCCACACGGCATCTATAGGCTCGCTGCACTTGATCCCGCTGTCCTCGACTGCATGGCAGACTTTCCGCGCGACCTTCTCGACCAGTTCAGTCATCGCTTTGCTTCCTCTCGATGGTGAAACTTTGGCTTTCGTCATCGTCACGAACCACGGTGAAGCTGACCA